ATGACCAATATCTTGCCTTAGTTTTTGGTCCAGGATTATCGCAGTTATGTCTTGCTCTAAAGCTTTTACGCCGAGCAGGGTCATCCCTTTTGATACTCATGTTTGGATCACCAAACCTTACGACCACTACCTTACCTTTTTCGTTCTTTACATACACCTTAAATTTCTTGTTCGGGTCTTCAGACGTACGAATAGGATCATTCAAGGTAACTTTTCTACCCTGATACTCAGCTTCTTCCAGTTCTAAATCGTCATACATGCCTTCACATATATTATCGATCTGATCCTCTCGGTACTGTTTGAACTTATCCAAACTCATAAGCTGCGATCCTTCTCATTTGTTTATTGAACTCGGACTGGTTCGGCTTGGTCTTATAGAGCTTCTTGGTAAGTGAGCTATTCTTCTTACCCTTAATTCTCCACTTGTAACCTTTTGCCTTGTGCTCAGGATCCGTAGTTTTTACCAAGCGTCTCTTGTACTGAGCCTCATAAGACTCAGGACCTTTTGGCGCATCGGTAGAACCTTTCTTGCCTTCTGCAAATTCTTTAAACCGTTTCATTGTTTCTCACCTATATAGTGGTAACTGTTATCGCAATTACAATTACAGCAAACATCATTCACACAATCCTGACAATCTTCTCCACAATGACAATCATGACCGCACTTATGACATTTATCCATTATCGCATCCCCAGATGTTTCTTAACAGCCTTTTGAGTCTTAGGATCTAACCGCCTGAACGCTGGACTGTTAGGTACCATTCTTGGATTCGCCTTAAACATTCTCAAGGTATCGTCATCAACTTCGATACCTTTCATTAATTTCTTTTCGTCAACCCGATTATCCTTGTCAGTCTTTTGTGACATCATATAATCACGGGCGGTATCGATATAGTCAGCAGCCTTTGTGATTTTTGATTGCACCCACTCTGGTAGATTCTCATCGTCATCGATGGTGTCATACATCTCATCGGCGGCGTCCATGATAATGTCGAGATGATCTTTCAGCATCTCGCCTTCTTTATCATACTCGTTCTCATCTTTGTCTTCTTTATATCCAGGTGTTACCTTCTTTGCGTGCTTGGTAGCCTCAGGCGTACCCATACCATATTGATATTCTTCTTTCATAGCCTGCATTACTTGTTTTAACTTCATTTGCATCCGGTCCATTTCTTGGTCGTAACCGCCGCCGCCAGAACCCATTTTGGATCTCATTCTTTTATTTTGCAAATCAGCTCACTGTCTTTGAAAAGATTGTTGTTTTCTTCTCAAGTCAGATTTAGAATATCTTTTATCTTTGTAAGGATTCTTAAGCATCAAGTTTTCGTTAACATCTTCCTTTACAGATTTCTTAGCCTTTTGGAAAACTTGTGTATCACCAGTTACCAGATCAATAAGGTCAGCGAATGCGTCAAAGATAATCTTACGATGCTGTGGCTTTACTTCCTTACCGTCACCGATAGACTTCATAGCCTGCATCAGTTTATTAACGTCTGACTTACCAACCAGACCAAGAGTAGCCAGTTGTCTTACCTTACGCATCTTAGGATCCATTGATTCCCAGATAACCGACTCACGCATGGAACCAACTTTCTTACGAGTTCCCATGAATGATTTTTTAGTATCTGGTCTGTCAAGCATACCAGCCATTCCCTTACCAGGATCGTCTCTACCGTGGTAACCCTGAGCTTTTGCTGGTGCGAGTTTCTTAATCCTACCACCACGTTTCTTAAACGCAGCCATAGCTCGATCCATCTCAGCTTTACGCTTGGCATCCATAGCTTCTTCGTGAGCAACGTTTTCTTTTTCAGGTCCACGTTTCGCAGTTAGATAGGCGGCAACAGCCATGTCTCTACGCTCTTCTTTGTTCTTACCTTTGAACTGCGGAGCATCAGACTTCTGGAAGTCTTTAATCCAAGCTCCGATTCCATCTGATACTTTTAATGGCATTACTTTCTCCCGAACATCTTTTTGACTTTGCTGACAGTCTTACCTATTGCAGCCTTTGCAGGATTGGCTCGAGCTGCTCGTTTAGGGCCGCTTATCTTATCAGCGCGATACTGCCGGTTACTGGCCGTTGTCTTCGCATGACTTTCATGATCGGAATGAACATCAGATGATCCACTCTCTGAACCTCCAGCTGCTTTGGCTTTTGCTGCAGCGTCTACGGCCAACTTAGAATGTTTTAGAGCGCTAATCATATTACCTTTTTTCAAAGCGTTTGAAGCATTATTGTGATGCAGCGACGCTTTTGCATGGAACTTTCCAGCTGGAGTACCTTTATGATCGCGCGCGTAGTTATCATGTTCTTGTGAAGCCCCTTTATGGCCGCTGTGTGTGCGACCACTGCCGTCTCGCAATTTGTCCACAGTACCTGGGTCGATTGCCGCGCGTTCGTTTAATTGATGATTTATGTCTTCTCTGAGTTTTTTAAACGTTTTCATTTTGATCCTCTTACTTTAGCCGCAAGGTCTTTATCAGCCTTACCCCATGTTCCTGACGATTTTGTTACGAATGAGTTGACCCGTGCCATACCCCATTGTTGTGGAGTCGTACCTGGTCTGTGGCCTGTACGCCATGCGGCCATACCACGATTATAAACTTTCCGAAGAATACCTAATGGCATACCTGATTTTTCAGCTTTCTTTTTTAAGCCGGCCTCAGCCTTTTCTTCAATGTACTCTTTGAATTTCATCAGTCATCTCCGAACATTTGTTTGAATTTCTTTGTATGTCTACTTGGTTTCGTCTTAGCGGTCTTATCACCAGGTGCTGGTTTGTAAGCTGCTGGATTATCGTCATCCATCTTTGCCTGACGCTTGAACTGCCGATCCCGAGCTACTTTTTGTTTTTTCGATAGCCCAGCATGATATACCTTTGGCTGTGTACCAGGTCTTCCACCAATGTCTGGATCCTGTTTAGCCATCTTAACTCGTTCTTTTTTCTTTTCCAACATTTCAACAGCGTCGAGCCACTTACGCATCATCTGGCCATTTGATTCTACAATCAAGTAATTAGAACCACGACGAACGACTTTTCCAATCATGTCTGTTTCTTTAATTACAACCTCATCGCCGGGTTGAAACATTCCTTCTACAAAGTTTTCACGTACGTCTGATACTGATTCAAGTTGTACGTGATTCTTAAACTGTTTCTGTTCTTTGAGACCCATGCCCTTACGAACAGTGTTATATAGAGTCTTAGCATCGTTGTTTGATATTGCTTTTGGTAGACCTTGAGCGAACATCGGGAAGTCATCATCCTTCGCTGCAGCTCTCATCTTTGATGCTGACATACCTTCGGCACCATCCGCATCTGGATCTCTTTCACCAGCTGATATGACATCAATAGATTGAAAATTATAGAAACCGTGGCCGCCCTTCTTACCGTTATACTTGTTCAAGCGAGCATCGAACTCATTTACACGATCTGAACCAACAACCATTACAACTTTTTTGAATCCTTCATCATACAACTTGGTCATTGCATGGAATGGTGTTTTAATCTTGTTGTCAATTAAGATCTGCCGGGCATGCTTTGGAAACATCTTACGTGCAAACTTAACTTTATCTTTGTATGTAAGTGGATTCTTGCTATCGTCAGAAGACTGCGAAAGGTAAACCCGATATGGATTCGATTTTGACGATGAAGATAACTTGTTTAAAAGTTTCTCATGACCAATAGTAGGTGGGTTCATTCTACCAAAGGTAAAATAAACGACCTTTTCTTCTTCAATTAGATAACTTTTAAAACTGGGGATCATCTCTTTCTCGCTATCTCACGGCGGCGAACCTTTGGCATTAATCTCTTTTGCAAAATATTGATACGTTGTTGCCAACCTTTTTGTGACAAACGCTTTTCAATATTCTTCTTTTGTGCTACTGAGAGATCTGCTTTGCTCTTACCCTTTGTCAAAACTTTGGCTGCAGCGGCTCTTGAGGATCTACGTGCGCGCTTTGTTAATACAGCTTTGGTGGCCATACGCTTTTTAGCTCTTTCACGAGCTCGTTTCAACTGGGATTTGCGACGCTTCATTACTCGTGCGAGTTTGCGTCTGCCTGAGATAGAGAGTTCTTCTTCGGCGGGTTCTGCTTCTTCGTACCCCATCCGTTTATTCTTTTGTTTACGATACTTTAACTGATCGTCGTAACCGGCATATGCATCCGGTGTAGTTAATAGATCTTTGAATGACAGCATTGCCATTAACTTCTCCCTGGTGTATCCCATCCCTTTAATATATCGGGTGAAAAGTTGGCGTATGAAAACTCCATACGATCAACGATTTTCACTGCATCACCACCAAGTTTATCGATTGCAACATACCCTTCTTGTCCTGTTACTCGATAACCTTTGTTAGTTTTTAGAAATGTATCAACATTTCCGAGTTTATTTAATGTATTTATAAGTTTTAGTTTCGCTAAAACAATATTTCTTTGTAATTCGAATACCATTTCTAAGTTAGTCTTATTTTCTTTTGAGAAGAAAGAAAGAATCTCATCCATAGCTTTTTTCTGAGTTGCCTTACCCTGTGGGCTTGTACGTTTATCTATCTCTTTCTTAAACCGCTGCTGAATAAATCTTATCAATGCCTGCACTCTTCTCTTTGGGTCGGGTGGTACCTGACCGGCCCGTATGTAAGAGTTTGCATGAGTCTCTATCAGTTGAGTTAACTTTGGATTGCTTTCTAGTTGCCGTAGTGTTGAACCAGCAATCTTATTAAATGTACGACCGGCAGATGAGAGTAAAGCGTTGACTTCTTCAGTATCTTTCTTTGACATAGTCATGTTTGTGAGATTACGGAGGTTGGCATCTTGAAAGAATACATTCTTAGATTTTGTCAACTTACTAGCATCAAAGTTAAATGATGCTTTCATTCTTTCGAATGATGGTCCACTGTAGCTCGTATGCCATACAATTCCAATTTTTGCTGCCTTGACTTGCTTGGCCATTTCCGTGCCAGACGGTATTGCATAAATAATCGTATTGGGGTGGAACGTGAGATAACTTTTTCCTTTGATGCGAGACGTTTTAAGATCTCCCGGACCGAACAGAAAATCACCTTGAACTACTCCTTTAATTCCTAACTCAGGTAAATACTGTAGAGCTTGCTTAAGCTTATCATTGAGATCGCCACTAGTATCAGCATCAATATCAGCATTACTCTTGTATACTTTGGGAGACTTGTTAAAGATCCCTTTTTTCGCCACGAAGAATCTACCATCGCTAGGATCAATCCCAGCAAAGACAGCAGGAGCGCCATCCCATTTAACAGATACGTTTCCATCTTTCACACCTCCTAACATGTCTCGTAGTGAACGAAGAGCCATGATAGCTTGACGTGCACCATTGACTCCACCATAGACAACCTTGTCCTCGATGTGAGTCATGTGTGTGTTTTTATTCTCAGTTATGTAACTACTGAACGTATTCATTTTTTAACCGTTCTCTACGTCCTTTAAAAACGTTTTAAATTCTCTAGTCATGAAAGCAGTAACTGATGGCTGAGATGTCCAACTTGCAGAACCTTTATATCTTATTGCGATATCCAAAGCAGGCATACCACCAATAAACAATTGCATGTTTAGCATAGCAGCGTTACCAGTAAATGATTGCTTATCGACTTTTATTTTTGGACTTTCTTTTTCTAAAAGTTCATGAACTTTAATTGAAACAGTATCAACCGTTACAACGTCTGCTGGTTCAACTACTGGACCGCTTTTTAAATATCGGCCAACACCAGTAACCAAAGCAAAATTAAAATTGAAATCTTGTAATTCTTTTAGATCTGCTTTTAACGTAAGCTGCATGATCTTGTTAGCAATAGTGTCTTGTTCTTTTTCAAACATATCTGCTATTCGACCGAAGATACTATCACGACCTTTTAGTTGATCATTAAAGAATTTATTCGGTAAACCAGAAACAAGTGGTTTCCACTTTGGCCTAGTTTTACTGGTGTCTCTATTTGCTGCTTTTGTAGAACCAGTTGGAACTAAACCTTGAGCTTCAGCGTTCTTTATCACTTTGTTAATCATGTAGTCTTTTAACGTAGCATTGTACTTATCTACAAGATCTTGTGAATCAAACAGGTTAGAAAC